CAAGCCAGTCGCATACTCAAAGCCACGCATCGAGATCAGCTCATCACGCTATCTTGAAAATAAGATCAAGGCATCAATGGGAGACGAAGATGCTCGCCAATACGTACTCGCAGCTGACAACACAACAGACAACGCCGGCCTTGTACCAACACGCCAGCTTGCAGAAGTTGTAAACGGATTATCTACAACAATTCGTCCATCAATTGACGCAATCTCACGCGGCACCTTGCCTGACGCTGGAATGACATTCGAAATTCCAAAAATTACAGTCGCCCCTGCGGTAGGCGTAGTCAGTGAAGATAGCGCGTTCACAGAGACAGATCAGAACTCTGCCTTCATCTCAGTGAACGTTCAGAAGTTCGCCGGCCAACAGAAATTCTCAGTCGAACTGCTGACAAGAACATCGCCACAATTTTATGACGAGCTTCTTCGCAATATGGTTGCAGCCATGGCTAAGCAACAAAACGCGACAGTGAACGCAGCTCTTATTTCTGGAGCAACAGCCGATGGCACAACAGTCTCGACTTATCCAACAGCTGCTGAGCTTCTTGGAATCACATCTCGCGGTGCGGCTTCCGTGTACGGAGCGACTGCAGGTCTTCCAAATCCATTCGCTCGCAATATGATCGTATCGACCGGCCAATGGTCAAACATCATGGGCTTGAACGATAACGGCCGTCCAATCTACACAGCTTCAAATCCTATGAACGCCGGCGGCGCAGTGGTGCCTACCAGCCTTCTTGGCAACGTGGCAGGCTTGAATCTTTATGTCGATCCAACAAACGCTGGAGATGGCGATGGAACAATCCTAATCGTAAATCCAGATGCGTATACTTGGTACGAAGGAACAAATTATCAGCTACGCGCTGAATCAACTGCCGACGGATCCATCACTGTGGGCGTCTATTCGTTCGGTGCTATCGCAACAAAGATTGCGGCTGGCGCATTTAAGAACAACAAGGCTTAATCGCCATAATCAATCATCGGCCGTCGTCGCTCCCGAAGGCGGCCGAGCAGTAGAAAGGGATGGGCTTATGCCTTCAATAATTACAGCTACGCAGCTGCGATCCGTCTTAGGCGTAAGCTCATCTCTCTACTCTGATTCTTATCTTGACCAAATAATCGATTCCGCAGAGGCTGTAATTCTTCCGCTTCTGGTTCAGAATCAGGTCGCCGTGGACTATTACAAGCTCGACGCTAATGTCGCTTACTTCTACACATCACGCGCTCATAATTTCGTCGCTGGCCAATCCGTGATTGTTGCCGGACTCCCAGCACCATTCTCAGCGACTCACACCGTCGTCAAAGTCTCAGACTTTTATTTCACTGCCGATCTCACAAGTTCAGACGTCACCGTCCGTCCGATCATTCCTAACGGCACAGCTACTCTTTCAGGATACTCAGCGGCGACTTTGTACGCAGCGACTCCGGCTATCGAAAGCGCGATGTACGCAGTCTCAATCGAAATCTTCCAAAGCCGGACAGCGGCCGGTGGCCAGATTGAAGGCGTGGACTTTGCCGGTACGCCATACAGAATGGGTCGCAGTCTCATGAACAGAGTGTCATCCCTGCTTCAGCCATACTTGGATGTCGAAACGATCGTCCAATGACAGCCAGCTCAATCGCCGTCGATGTACGCGGCCTTCTAAAGACTCAGCTCGCATCAATCACGGCTAACGTCTACGACTCGATTCCAGAAAGTCCAATCGTGCCATTCGCTGCGGTAATGCCATCCAATCCATATTTAGAAATTGAAGTCTTTACAAAGAACACCGTCCGGACAAAGGTGAATCTAGTCATCGCTGTCGGCGTTGCTTCTTATTCCAACGCTGCTTCGCTCGACAACATCGAACAGCTCATGATCAGCATTCTGGCCGCTTTGCCGGCCGGATACGAAATCGGCAACATCTCGAATCCACTTCCGATGGCTTTGGCTTCCGGATCTGAAATCTTGGCAGCCGAGATCGAAGTCACCACACGTTACGTCCAAACCAACTAAGGAGCACAAATGCCAACGACCGTCATAACCGGACGCGATCTAGTATTGACGATCGCGACCACAAATTACGATGCTCAAGCAACATCAGCCACACTGAGCAATTCACCGACAATCGATACCTACCAGACACTTGATGGAAAAGCTTACAAGCACATCGATGACCAGTGGACTTTCGATGTTGAAATGCTCGCAGACTGGGGCGCAAGCGGATCACTCTGCGAAGCTCTCTGGACTGCATGCGAAACTGCACCGAATACAACTCTGGCAGCTTCTCTAACAGCTGCGACCGGAGCAGTCTTCGCGTTCAACGTTATGCCAGTATTTCCAAGCGTCGGCGGTGCTGCACCTAGCGCGCAGACAGTCTCGCTATCATTCACTGTCGTCGGTACACCTACCGAGACATTCTCATAAGAAGGAGTCGGGAGCATGAAACTACCAATCACAATTCAATATTCAACCGGTGAAGAAGCTACATTTACAGCGTCGCCGCCGGAATGGATGAAGTGGGAGCGCAGCAGCGGTCACACCATCAGCCAAGCGCAAGACAAGATCGGCGTCGCGGATCTTCTCTTTCTGGCGTATCACGCCATGAAGCGCGAGGCTGCTGGTAAGCCGGTGAAGCCGTTCGAAGCATGGGCTGAAGGTGTCTCAGACATAACAGTCGGAGATTCAAGCCCAAAAGCTACGACGTCGGAAGTGTGAATCGACTGCTCTGGGAACTGGCCATCGCGACAGGCCAGTCTCGGAGTGAGTTCGAGACAGCTGAAGACGTATACACAGCAATCGAGATTCTGGAGAAAAGAAATGGCACTGATTGAAGGCAAAGCCGGTCAAGGTAAATTTGCCATCGAGATCGAGCCTTTACAGCTCAAGCAGCTCTTTTCTTTACTCAGCGCACTTCCTAAAGATTCTCAGAATGAAATCCGGACTTCTGCTCAAGGACTCTCAAAGCGATTCGCCGGTCAGCTTTTCATGTTCAGCCAAAGTGCTCCAGCTCCACAGACGAAGCTCGTTGCTCAATCCATCACAACTCCACGCGATCGTCTCATCCGCGTAGATATTGGTGGATCAAAGAAAGTCGGTCGTAAGTACGGCGGCGAAACTTCCAAAAGTGGCAAGGGCAAGAAAGTCCGCCAGCAGCAAGCTCCAGCCGGCGCGCTTCTCTGGGGCACTGAGTACGGCTCACACGTGGGCGTCGATACGTTAAATCGCAAGTACACAAACAGATTTAAAGCTCCACTGAAAAAAAGCGGATATTGGATTAATCCGGCGACTGATTATTACGCGCCAATCGTCGCCGCTGAATACATCCAACTCATCAAAGATGTCGTGAAGAAAGTAGGTCTCAACTAATGGCCGGAGTACCAAAGGTCAAGATAACTTTCGACGCGGATCTCGATGAGTTAAAAAAGGGAGTTAAAAGCGCGACCGGTGAAGTCTCAAGCTTTAGCGATCGCGTTACGGACTTTGGCAAGAAGGCAGCCCTAGCATTTGCCGCAGCCGGTGCAGCCGCTGGTGCTTACGCCGCCAAGGCCATCAGGAACGCACTCGATGATGAGGCAGCCCAGCGCAAGCTCACAGAGACTCTTAAAGCTTCCACATCCGCCACCGATGCCCAGATTGCGTCAGTCGGTGCGTGGATCGACAAGACATCACTCGCAATCGGCGTCACCGATGACCAGCTTCGTCCGGCCTTTTCTCGACTGGCCAGAAGTACGAATGATGTCGAAGAAGCTCAGAAGCTTCTCAATCTATCGCTCGACATAAGCGCGGCGACCGGTAAGCCACTCGAAGCCGTCGCAAATGCGTTGGGCAAGGCTTACGACGGAAATGCTTCTTCGCTGGGTCGTCTAGGTCTTGGACTCGATGCCAACCTGCTCAAGTCAAAAGACACGAATGCGATCATGGAGCAACTCACTCGCACCTTCGGAAACTTTGCAGAGAATGAGGCTGAGACAACAGCTAAGAAATTTGAGCGCGTAAAGATTGCCATCGACGAAGCTCAGGAATCAATTGGAGCGGCACTTCTTCCAGTCGTTGAAAAACTGGCGACATTCCTGCTTAACGTAATGATCCCTAATATCAATCTCTTTGTCGCTGGTCTAACTGGTCAAGATGGATTCGTGGATGGCATAGACAAGTCCGCTGAAGCCGCCTTTGAATGGGGCGAACGCGTCAGAGGTCTCATCAAGACAATCGTCGCTTTCAAAGATGAACTGATTATTCTGGGCGGCGTGATTGCGACGGTCTTCGTGGTCTCAAAGATTGCCGCTGGAGTCACTGCAACCATCGCAGCGGTTAAAAGCCTCATTGCCGTGTATAACGCTCTCAAAGCCAGCGCAATCGTGGCTGGCGTGGCTTCGGCCTTCGCTCTCAATCCGCTCCTAGGCGTCGCAGCTGTGGCTATCGGTGCAGCCGTACTAGCTGGGGCAAATGCTCTGGCCAATCGTGATGGTGGAGACAGTGGCGGTGGTGGTGGATCAAATCCAATCCAGTCCGGCACGTATTTAGGCGGATCAGCTGGCAGCTCCGGCGGTGGAAGTATGGGCGGCGGATTCAGTGCTGGTGGTGGCCTAACAGGTGGCGGTGGTGGCGGTGGTGGTTCAACTCCACTTGGAGCGACCAACGCAAAGAATCTTGTCGATCGCCTGACAGACATCAGCGGTAAATTCTCGGATCTTCAATTCTTAGTGGATACCGGTGGCATCAGTAAATCAGCAGGATTGGCGCAACTCAATGCGCTGACCAAGGAATTCAGAGTCTTGGAAAATCAAGCCAACGCTCTTACAGCTACAGAAGCCGCCGGTACCTTCGATGTCGGATCATTCCGACGTGGAGAAGCTGCGACCATGGTTACAATCAATATGGGCGTCGTAGGCGATCCTGAAGGCGCAGCGCGCGCGGTCGAGCAAGTCTTCCAAGACTCACTGGCTCGCGGCGGTATCAGCTCCACAGTGGGCGCATACGACCGATGAGCAACTGGACGCCAGACTGGTCGGTCACGATTGCCGGCGTGGATTACACAAATATAACTTTAAGTAATCTTTCGATTACGTCCGGCCGTACCGACTTTTATGTTCAGCCTGCTGCTGGTTACTGCTCAGTTGAAATCATCAACCTAGATGAAAACGTCACGATTGCTGCGGATCTTAACGACCAGATTGCCATCCAAGTTAAAGACTCCACTGGCACATTTGTACCAATCTTCGGCGGATACGTCACAGACATTTCACAGACTGTCCGCAGTGCTGGCTCAGTGATGATTACGCAATCCTTCAAGATTATTGCGATGGGAGCA